TATTTAATGTTACGTCGACCACCGAGAAGCCATAGCATATCATGTATGCACAAATAGTATTATTAGACATTCTAGTCATCCAGTAAGTATCAATCCACTGGCACTGAATATATTAAAAGACTACGAAGAGAAACATACCGACGGTAGCAATCATTTTATCTATAGTCGTTTCCTTGTGCCTCACTTGATGCAATACAAAGGTTGGGCAATATTCATGGACGGTGATATGTTATTGCGTGATGATATCGAAAAGTTATGGGCGTTGCGAGATGAGTCAAAAGCAGTAATGGTTGTTAAACATGACTACAAAACTAAAATGACTGAAAAATATCTTGGTTCTAAAAACGAAGACTATCCTTGTAAAAATTGGTCAAGCGTAATTCTTTGGAACTGTGGCCATCCTGCCAATGCAGTGGTTACTCCGGAATTTATACAAAATGCCACAGGAGCACAGGTACATAGATTCACTTGGCTAACCGACGAGTTAGTCGGTGATTTACCAGCAGAATGGAATTGGTTGGATATTGAATACGAGTGGAATCCCACAGCGAAATTAGTTCACTATACTCTAGGCACACCTTGCTTTCATGAATTTTCAGACCAAGGAGATTTTTCCGACGAGTGGCATAGAGAAAAAATTTATGTAGATTATTGTCTACAGCACGGCCTATGATCTTTTTAAGTAAGGATGGCAAGGACCCATATATCAACATGTTTGCACAGGGATGCAATACTAGAACAACCTCAACTGATGATTTTAATTATAACGATAGCACTGACTCGATTGTGTTAAGAGGCATACTTAAGAAAAAGTGGATGCATCAATGTTGGGAAGATGCCAGAACTTTTTACTACATGGACACTGGATATTTTGGCAACGAAAGAACCAATTCAAACCCCAACGGCTGGAAATATTGGCATCGCATAGTAAAGAACAATCTACAACACGGTGAAATCGTTCCGAGAAAAGATGATAGATTCAAACATTTTAACAAAACATTTCAACCCTGGAAGAAAGATGGAAGAAAGATACTAGTGGCGAAGCCAGACGAAAAGCCCATGCGATTCTATGACTATGATCTGGATATTTGGTTAGAACATACAGTAAATGAAATAAAAAAATACACAGATAGACCTGTGGTAGTTAGACAACGAGCACCTAAAAGATTAGATAGAACGGTTAACGATACACTAGAACAGGCCTTGAACGACGATGTATTTGCATTAGTCACATTCAACAGCGTAGCAGCCACAGAAGCTGTATTCCAAGGAATCCCTGCATTTACTCTAGCACCTGCCAACGCAGCTTCACCCGTTAGTCTGCAAGATCTATCTAAAATAAACGAACCATATTATCCCGACCCGGATAAATTATATGCATGGGCCTGCCATTTAGCTTATGGGCAATTTCATAACTCAGAATTAAGAAACGGAAAAGCTATGGAGATGTTGCTGAATGGATGAAGAACTATTTAGAAAATCAATACCGAATTCACCCCCCTCAATTTTTAGAGGAGTAGTGAAAAGAAAACACATACAACAGCATTGGCAAGATAAAAAAGATTTTTACTACATGGACACAGGATATTTTGGAAACTTTATAAGTCCTGGCAATCCCAGTGGAAAAAAACTGTTCCACAGAATAGTCAAAAACGATCTACAAAAACATTGGTTAGAAAAATATCCCAACGACCGCTGGCAAGAAATTTGTAAAATCGATAATCGATACCAATGGAAAGGTTGGAAGAAAAAAGGAAAAAAGATTTTAGTAATTGTGCCGAACAGAAAATCATGTGTATTTTATGGATACGAAGAAGGCAAGATAAAAGATCGAGACGAAAACAAACCTACATGGTTAATGAATACAATAGAAACTATAAAAAAACACACAGACATGGAGATTGTTGTTAGGGAAAAAGGTAGTAGATCAGCACGACAACATCATTCAATCTTTGATGCTTTAGATGAAGAGATATTTGCTACCGTGGCATTCAACAGTATTGCAGCGTTGGAATCTGTGATATATGGTATACCGTCGTTTGTCGCCGTACCATGCGCAGCATCTCCTCTAGCACTAACCGACCTTAGACAAATATCTACACCATTCTATCCGGACGAATCATTAGTACAACAGCACTGTGCATCGTTGGCCTACGGACAGTTCACCGGTGAAGAAATAGTCAATGGCACCGCATGGAAATTATTAAACAAATGAAACTATTAGTAAATGACAAAGAGATAGCTAGATTCTTAATTGAATTGGTAAATGTATTAGATTCTTGTAAACACATCGAATTAGACGAACGGCACACAGCTGGTGTAATTCATTGGGTTATTGAAACGAAAAATAAATCTAACTTTAATTTAGAAAAACATAGAGATAAAATCAAACAAAAAATTACCCAAGGGGTTCGGAAAGATCTCAAGGCATGGGTTGATTTGGTAAATCAACAGATCAGCAATCACAAAGGATATTTTTATAAAAATATACATCAACACATAGATGTTCTTATAGATAGACTAGGAGAAGATCGAATATTAGAAATGTATCGATCTCATCCTAAACAAAACTTTATTAAAACTGTAGGTTTACAAATAAATCCCGATGCTGTAATGATGAGACGAAGAGATTTTAATTCTGTAGAAGAGGACTGTCTGTTGCGCAACACTGTTGGTAACGAGCAGATACTAGTAAGTAAAATAGATTGCAACTTGCCTTTCTGGTTCATAGATAGTGGTTATACTAATTTTGTAGAGCCTAATAAAAAATGGCACAGATTAACTCGAAATCATCTACACTTCAATCAAAATTTTGTGGCACCGGCAAACAGATTGTCGAACTTTGCCAGTTTTCCGCAGCCATGGCGTAAAGATGGTTCTAAGATCTTAATCGTAGAACCCGGAGAATTTGCTGCCGGTATAATGCATGTGGAGGCAAAGTCTTGGGGTCAGCAGGTAGCAGAAGAATTAAAAAAATACACAGATCGTCCTATCGAATTTAGATCAAAAACAAATAAAAAAACTAGAACCAGTTTATATCAACAACTGTTAGATGGTGATTATTACTGTACTATTAGTATTAATTCTAATAGTGCTGTGGAATCTATCTGGGCAGGGGTTCCGGCGATTACCCTGGACAAGCATGTTAGTAATTCTGTAACTAGAAAGAGTCTTAGTGAAATAAACAATCTTTATTATGGACCGTTGGGAGATTGGCTGGCATGGCTCAGTTACTGTCAATTTACTTTTGACGAGTTAATGGACGGTACAGCTCTAAGGATTGTAAGGCAGTATCACAATGTCTAATCTCACTGCGGTGGCCTACTATGCTGGGATACCTCCTAACAATCATAATATGGAAAAACCGCAGATTTTAGATTATTTCTGTCAAGGAGTTGTTGCATCGGGCGACACTGCTGTGGCTCATCGCGATCTAACTACTCTAGACTGTGATGTAGCACTGATACAGGGATTTATACATGAGCATAGCAAATCAGCACCCCATCTGCAACTAAGACAAAATGCTGTAGCTCTGCAGAAGAAAAATCAACGCAGATCTTTAATAGTAGATAGCAATCTGTTTCTTTATTCAGACAAATCTAATCCCTTACACTATTTAAGATATAGTTTTGACGGAGTATTTCCTACTACAGGATTTTATTTTGATCGAGATATAGATCCTGCTCGATGGGCTCAGATCAGTAAAGATTTGGGAATAAGTTTAAAACCTTGGAGGACACAAGGTAATCATATCTTAATCTGTCTACAGAGAAATGGCGGATGGAGTATGCGAGGGCTAGATGTTATTGAATGGATGAATACGACTATTTTAGAAATAAGAAAATACAGTCGAAGACCTATAATTGTTAGGGCGCACCCCGGTGATAAAAAAATTGGTGGGCACCTTAAAGTAAATCACAAGTCAGTATCTTTAAGTACTAGTGTTGACCTTAGAGAAGATTTAAAGAATGCGTGGGCTACTGTAGTCTATAACAGCAGTCCTAGCGTAGCTAGTATCATTGAAGGCGTACCTTCATTTTTAACAGATCCGCAACCTCAACATAGTCAAAGTGTTGCAGTGGCTAACACCGATATAAGTAGGATAGAGGATCCGGTAATGTTAGATAGACAAGCATGGGTAGAAAGACTGTCAATGTGCCATTGGAAATTTGATGAACTAAAATCTGGAGAGGCCTGGAAATTTTTTAGGAAATATGTATGAAAGATTATAAATGGGATAAAATTTTTAAACCGCTGATAGAACAATATAAGCCAAAAACATTCTGCGAAATCGGCTGTCATGAAGGATTAACATTAAAGTCTCTAACACCACTTACTAAAGAACTTGGGTATAAAATTGACTATACTGGATATGACGCATTCGAACTAGCCGAAAGGCCTACGTTTGAATATCCAAAAAATCCTATTACTGGTGAGATGGAACACAATGGTAAAGAATCAGCTTCCTACGAAATAGTCAAAGAAAGATGCGATAAGTATGTTAAAAATGAGTTATTAGAATCTTACAACTTAATCAAGGGGTGGACACACGATACATTAATTGGGCCGCTGACATTTGATATGGTATATATAGATGGCGGTCATTCATATCCTACTGTTAAATGGGATTACGAACAGGTAAAGAATAGTAAAGTGATTATTTTTGACGACACATATCCGGTAAAGTTTCCCGGAGTAGCAAAATTCATAGATGAATTGCGAGCTTCAGGCATTAACATAAAAGAGATAATAGAAAAAAATGATTCAGGAAAAACTATAATGCAATGTGCAATAATTATTAACGAACAGGAAATAAAATGAAAAAATTAAAAAATGGATGGTTTGTCCCCGACGATGATACGCGAGTCAGTGGATTACTAGAAAATGACCTAAGTATGGATCATCCTTCTTACGAAGACAAATACAGATCATTAGTAATTGAATCGTTGCCCAATAAAAGAACATTTGTAGACGTCGGGGCAAATGTAGGCATTTGGAGTTTGCCTATGAGATTACATTTTGAAAAAGTGATATCCTATGAACCATCAAAACAAAATATCGAATGCATAAAGTCGAATATTCCTAGCGGTATTGAACTTCGAGAAAAGGCCGTTGCTGATTTTAACGGCGAAGCAAAGTTTCATCAAGCTGGAAAAAATTGCGGCGATGGAAAACTATGTAGAGAAGGAGTAAAATCGGCCTACGTTGTGCCTGTGGTAAAATTAGATGATGAAAATTTACAAAATGTTGATATGATAAAAATTGACACACAGGGTTGGGAATTAGATGTTCTTAAAGGCATGTCTAATTTGATAAATTTACAAAGACCGTGGATAATGATTGAAATCAATGAAGACGTAGACAAATGTTGTAAGCTACTTGAAAAGCTAAATTATGAAACAGTCTATGTTAAAAGTAAACGAAATTTTGTCTGGGCACCGAAGACTGGACATAATAGTCCTGCAGATACGAGTATTTTAAAACGATATTTAGGGCCTGGCCCGTATGCAGAAAGATACGGCGGAAAATAAATTAATTAATCAGTTCCCAAGCTAGACCGGAGAGCAATTCTTCTCTAGTAAATTGGGAATAGGCTAAATGATTTAACCAAGCCTGCTTATCACTAAGGTAAGCAGGTTTTATTTTTTCAATTTCCTGTAATTGATAATTATAAAGGCTTCTAGTAGCAGAATCTCCTAATGCTATTACTGGTATGTCGTTCATTACTGCCTCAACTAGCGCATTAGACGAATATCCTATCACACAAAAAGTATCGTCCTTGATAAAATCTTTAAAAGTATTTGAAACTATTCTATCAGCTCGAGGGGCTGGGCGTTTTCTTATTTTAATTTCGCGATCTGTAAAACTTTTTATTTTAAGAACAGTTTCGTTGATCCAACGATCCTCTGATCCTAACCCAAGTGTATTCACTATTTTCCTATCCGGTGGTACAAGAACAATTGAAGATCCTTGTTTAAAAGAATGTTGTTCAAGACCTAGGCTTTCCCATCTATCTGCTGGCCTGTCTATGATAGGATCGATATTTTGAAAATTATTAACACTTAATCTAAAGATTGTTTTTCTCTTTTTATTGCCAAAATATCCACTATCTAAATTGTAAAATTTTAAATCGTACTTTCTACAAATTTCTAACCATTGGGGTTTAAAGAAACCGGCCCAGCACATCGGATCAGTAGTATTCTCATACATTGTTTCGTAGCTGACAAACTTTCCACCACTACCGCGAGTAAATTCACTGGCTCCGTAATCTGTTCCATCGACACAGATAAAATTCACAGTCATTTCCAATATGCCTCGGTTCGAATCACTTTTAAATCTTCGCGTTTACTTCTGCCTAGGCTCTTACGTCCACCCTTAAGATGGTCTAACCAAGCACCCCAATCGCTGTTAATTAGTGGATGGCCTTCACCTGCGCTGCTTTGAGGGTACGGTTTAAGATTATGTAGGTGTGCAGCCCAGTCTAGTTGTCGCATCTGTGGAAATTTCTTGCGAACGTCGTCGAATACAAAACTATCATGCCACTCATCTAATTGAAAAATTCCATTTTCTGCATCATCATAGACACGTTGAAATTCTTTTAAGAATGCCTGCACATTAGGACTACGTAGATTCATTGCATATAGTCCACATTCTGAATATTTGCCTTTTCTGCCAAGATAACATAACTCAGCATCGGTAGGAATCATTCTGTATAGATCGTTCACTGTGATAGGACTGTGACAGATAGTATCGGCATCCATCCATATTAATACGTCAGCATCAGTTTCTTGAGCACAGTGAAATATCGCATAAACTTTGTGTGCAAATCTCACAGCGTGCCATTTAAATCCCTTGCCTGAGTCTTTTCTTTTTGATCTTATAGGGTCTGCCGAAACATCTCCATTGGCCTTGGGAACATTTTTCCAACGTTCTTTGAATGCCATGAGTTCTGGAAGTTCTTCTAACCGTTTTAGTGTGACATGATCATGGTCACTGATAGCAGGATTACACGATTCAGGATAGATATGTAATTTTACCTCAGCAGGCCAGTTTTCGCAGAATGTGTTAATCATTCTTTGACCATATTTTTTAAGACCCTCTTCGTGAAAGGTCGTAACTACCGCTATTTTCATTTTATCTTTTCCCATACGTGATAAATTTCTTGATTACTTGTACATCCCCAGCCTGTTTGATAAAAAATTTTAGATAAATGAATATTTTTATAGTCATTACCTTCCACGAACACCGTTGATTTGTTTCGATTCCAGCATGATTCTAAATATTCAAGTTTATCAATTTTATCTAGGTCGACAAATATACCACCAATTTGAGTAAGTGAATGTATAGTGTCAAAATTTTCTTTATATATTAAATTTCTTGCCTTTACCAATGGTGGTTCGTTATCTATCACAAATACATTAATGTAGATCTCCAGCAGTTGGTCAAGATTTCCGAACGCCGTGCCTACAACCAAGGCGTTTTCTGTATAACCGGATAATTTTTTTAGTCTTTTTGCGAACTTGGCCATAATATCATTAAATACACAGTTATTTATTATATTAGATGCGCTTCAAATTATATCGCCAATACGGTGCACTGAACAGCCAACCAATCTTTGATGCGTTTACGCAAGGAGCACAGTCTCTTGGCCACAGCGTAGTCAATGATCACGAAGATGTTGCAGTGATTTGGTCAGTGTTATGGTCTGGCAGGATGCGTGGTAACCGTGAAGTATACTATCAGTGCAAGAATAGCAAAAAACCAGTGATCATCATCGAAGTAGGCAATCTACGTAGAAATCACACATGGCGAATTTCACTGAATCATATCAATAACCTTGGAGAATTCGCCAACGACTGGGATCTTGACTTAGATAGACCAAAAAGATTAGGTGTCGAACTGAGGGATAGAAGATCTGATCAACGGCCAGATATCCTGATAGCATGCCAACACAGTCACAGCCTGCAATGGGAAGGCATGCCGCCGATGCAGACATGGGTTGAAAACGTCGTGAAACAGATACAGGCCAAATCTCAACGAAAAATCATAGTGAGACCGCATCCTAGATCATTGTTTGGTGTAGACATACCAGGTGTGATACTAGAACGTCCTCAATTGGTATCGGGTAGCTATGACGATTTTGATATTTTCTATAATTATCACTGTGTGATCAATCACAACAGCGGACCTGCCGTCCAGGCTGCAATACAAGGGGCACCTGTGCTGTGTGACTCCACCAGTTTGGCTTCGGATTTGTCTATCACGTGGGATCAAATAGAAACTCCCTCGATGCCAAATAGAGATGAATGGTTTTTGAGGCTGTGCCACACTGAATGGACCGTGGATGAGATCAGCCGAGGTATTCCATTAGCCAGATTGATATCAAAAATCACTTGACTTACTGGTTACAACAACGTATACTATTATAATGTCATCATTATTCGCAGAAGATATATTTCAGCTGTTTTTTCAATTAGTAGATTCTGGACAGGTAAAAGTGCAGCATCAGGATCATCCCCCTGTGATAAGTTTTTACACAAAACTATTACAACAAGAACCGCTGACGAAAAATCAAGCTGACTATGTGGTGAAAATTCTAGAAAAGTATCAACACTCGGCCATGATAGCTGGATTAGATTATTCGAGCTCTGTGAAAGATTTCCAGTGGAAGCAGCCGTTCCGCATACTGGACCTTACTAAACGAATCTATGTAGAACAAGCAGCCGGCGGCCAACTTGAGGTCTGCGTGAAATTTCCCTATCAGCTGAAAAAAGAATTTGATGACCAGATAAATTCATATCAACTCTCAAGCACTAGATCCAACAACTGGGATGCAGATCAAAAACTACGTCGGCTGAATCTCTATGATTTCAATCTCATAGCACTGTACGAATTTGCCAATCGAAATAATTTTGAAATAGACGATACCTTTATAGATGTGTTAGCAGATGTGGAAGAAATCTGGCAAAATCAGGAAGAAATTTTACCTGTGTCGGATATCATCAATGATAGAGTTCGCCTGATAAATGCTGTTGCTGACGCTGAACAGTGGTTTAATCTTCACTGTGTAGGCGAGACTGATAAAGATTTACTTAGAGCCAAGCAGATGGGGTATGCATACCGCGGCCAACCTAAAAACATCAATGAAAAAATAGCTGCCCACGCAGAAAACAGTTTTTGGATCAGATCTAACGATAAGTTTTTTGACCTATATAAAAATATCACAGGCAAGGCAGCAGTGATGTTGGATCGAACCGGAGACACACTGACCTGGTTACAGAAGTTTGTGGCAGATGCTGATGCGCAAGGTGTCAATAGAGATGAAATCAAGGTGTGTTTTAGAGATAACAAGGATCGCGACACAGGCATCAATGAGTGGATTAAGTTGGCAGGAGTTGGCGGCAAAGTAGAGTCAGGTAGATTATTGATATTCGAATCACGGCCGGCTAAATGGTTGTTTAAAGACCTAGATGATGTTACACTGTTAGTAACAAACAATATATTTCCTCCTACTAATGTCATAACTAGAGATTGGTTTAACAGCCATCCTTGTGTGATATATCTTGGAGATATTAAACCATCAGAAACCAAAGGACAAAAAATTGTCGAGCTGTAAACTGATCATCCGAGACGAAGTCAATGTAAAATTTGAAGGCCTCAGTGTGGAGACTCGTCGCAAAATCGTTAATAAATTAAAATACGATCTGCCTTATGCTCGACACATGCCTGCATATAAACTAGGGCGTTGGGATGGAACTAAGACCTATTTTGGCATTGGTGGCACAGGATACCTTGCACACCTGGATGTAATCCTACCCATCATCGAAGATTCGGGCTATGAGCTGGATATCGAAGATCTGAGATCGCCACATAAATTTTCATTCCAGCCTGTATCGGAAACCTATTGGGCGGATCAGGGCAAAACATGGCCGCAAGGACACATCGAAGCAGGTACTCCTATAGTACTACGTGATTATCAATATGATGTTATCAACAAATTTTTAGAAAATCCGCAGGCTCTGCAAGAAGTAGCTACAGGAGCAGGCAAGACCATAACCACTGCCACACTGAGTCATCTTTGTGAACCCTATGGACGTACAATGATCATCGTGCCTAACAAAAGTCTAGTAGTACAGACTGAAGAAGATTATCGAAATCTTGGACTAGACGTTGGCGTGTACTTTGGTGATAGGAAAGAACTAGGTCGTACTCATACTATCTGCACGTGGCAGAGTCTTAATATCTTAGACAAGAAAAGTCACGACGAAGCCACAATGACCCTAGCAGAATTCTGCGAAGACGTAGTAGCCGTGATCGTAGACGAAGTACATCAGGCCAAGGCCGAAGTGCTGACTAAACTGCTAACACAGAACTTTAAAAACTGTGCCATACGATGGGGGCTCACCGGCACAGTACCCAAGGAAGCCTGGGAGTATCAAGGCATACTGGCCAGTATCGGACCAGTGATCAATCAGGTATCTGCGCATGACTTACAGAACAAAGGTGTACTGGCCCAATTAAACATCAATGTGTTACAGACCACAGATGTGCAGGTGTTTACATCTTTTCAAGATGAATACACATTTCTAGTCACTGACGATACGAGACTCGAATGGATCGCTGATAAAATTACCAGCATATCTTCTGCTGGTAACACTTTGGTATTGATCAATAGAATCGATACCGGTAACAAATTGATAGCACTGATGCCTCAGGCGGTGTTTGTGAGTGGCGGCATGAAACTAGATGACCGCAAGGAAGAATATGATGAAATTAAAACAAGTGATAACAAGATTATTGTGGCGACTTATGGTGTGGCCGCTGTGGGTATTAATATTCCACGTATTTTTAATTTGGTTCTTCTTGAACCCGGAAAGAGCTTTGTCCGCGTTATACAAAGCATTGGGCGAGGCATTAGACGAGCAGAGGATAAAGACCATGTGGAAATCTGGGACATCACTTCCACCTGCAAGTACGCTAAACGGCATCTCACAGAAAGAAAGAAGTATTACAAAGAGGCCAAATACCCCTTTACAGTAACTAAGGTAAACATATGAAAATTTTAACATTAAACAATAGATCATTTGATCTCAACGAACTACCGGATGAAGTGGATGAAGATACTAGATTTTCAGTGCTAGACAATTCTAATCCTCAAGAACCAGATTTCTTTTTCATGCCATTGATATTTTTAGAGTCATTCAATTCGCCGGCAATACTGCTGCGTATAGGCGGACACGAGGTGCAGATGCCCCTAGATTGGTGTATGGTAGTAGGTGATAAAGAATGTGGCCTAGATCCAGAAGTCTTACCATTGACTTCAATAAATGAACGAGGATTTGATGCACTAGTTTTCAATCCTATTAAAGGCTTCAAAACGGATTTTTTACCCATAGAAATCATAAACATCTTCCAAGATGTACGCTGGTATTTTCCTAAGATGAAAAACGGACAATTACTGACTGTTCCCTTGCACGATGATCCTAACCCCCCTTGTGTGTTTTTCGTTAAAGAAGTTAGCAGACAAAGTGAAGTTGTACAATTACACAAGTTGGTTTGAAATAAATACTCAGTTAATTTTAAAGGGGATAGCATGAAAGCAGGTAAAGTATGGGGTCAGACGGAGTTACTGGAAGCCAACGGTGTATTAGAATTTCATCGAATTGAAGCCAAAGCGGGCGGTGTATGTTCAAAACACAAACACAAATTTAAGTGGAATGGATTCTTTGTCGAATCTGGCGAAATGATTATTCGTGTATGGAAAAACAACTATGACCTAGTTGACGAGACTTTATTAAAAGCAGGTCAATATACCAAAGTTGCTCCCGGCGAATATCATCAGTTCGAAGCAGTAACAGATTGTGTTGCCTTTGAATTATATTGGGCAGAATTTGATCATGATGATATTGCCAGAGAGTCTGTGGGATTTAGTAAATGAAGACACGCATAGTTTATATTACTGGGTGTCTAGGATTCATAGGAGTTCATATAACTCGACATTGCTTAGATCTAGGGTGGTATGTTATTGGTGTGGACAAAATGACGTATGCTAGTAACGAAACGTTTTTAACAGAATTTAAAAATTATTCAAATTTTAAATTTATTAAATCAGATATAAATGATTTAGAAATGATCTACGATTGTGACTATATTATTAATACAGCAGCAGAAACTCACGTAGATAATTCAATCGAACGCAGCGATCATTTTGTGCATTCAAATATCGATGGTGTTCACCATATTTTAAAACTAATTAATCAAAAACAAAAACATAGAATTCCTATCCTATTACATTTCAGCACAGACGAAGTGTACGGCGATATTCTCGAAGGATCTCACACAGAAGAAGACGTATTGAAACCAAGTAATCCGTATTCAGCAACCAAGGCAGCAGCAGATATGTTAGTCTTGGCATGGAGCAGAACTTACGGATTACCGTATGTAATTTTAAGGCCTACAAATAATTATGGCATCGGTCAATATGTTGAAAAATTAATTCCTAAAAGTGTGAAATATTTGTCAGTTGGTCGAAAAATTGATCTACATAATAAAGGAACTCCAGTACGCACATGGTTGCATGCCGAAGATACTGCCAAAGCTGTAATCACTGTTATTGAAGCAGGAGTCACAAACGAAATTTTTAATATATCTGGAAACTACGAAGAAAAAAATATTGAAGTAGTCAAAAAGATTATTAAGTTAGTGAATGGAGATACAGAAATTGAAAAATATCTAACTGATATGATTCGACCTGGACAAGATCTAAGATACAGCATCGATGACACTAAATTAAAAAAACTAGGTTGGTCAGCAAACGCAGATTTCAACAAAGAGTTAGAAAAAGTTGTTAAGTACTATCAAAATAATTTTATTTGGTGATTTATGAAAGAAATTTTAGAACAGATCCGAGTTCTTATAGAACAAAAACAAGCAGAAAAAACATGGGTAGCTGGCAAAGACTTTGTTAACTACGCTGGCCCATATTTTGATGCCAACGAATATGTAGCGGCCGCAGAAGCCCTGCTTAACGGCTGGCTAGTTATGGGTAACAAAAGTCTACGCTTTGAACAAAAATTCCCTAAAGAATTTGGAAAGACTCGCGGAGTATTGACCAACTCCGGAAGTAGTGCCAACTTGTTAATGATGACTGCTATGAAATCCAAACGCGGTTATAATTTTCCACAAGGTACTAAAGTATTAATGCCTATTGCAGGGTTTCCGACTACACTCAATCCAACCATACAAAATAGCTTTACTCCCGTATTCTGTGACATCGAAATTGATACCTTAAACATTGATTTAGATCAAGCAGAACAGATACTTGCCAACGATCCAGAAATTAAAATTATAACCTTTGCCCATGTGCTAGGGAATCCTCCTAATATGGATAAGGTCATGGAACTGGTCAATCGATACAATCTAATACTATTAGAAGATTGTTGTGATGGACTAGGCACAACTTATGATGGAAAACCTTTGGGAAGTTTTGGTCTAATGGCATCGTGTAGTTTTTATCCAGCCCATCACATGACCATGGGTGAAGGTGGTTTTGTAGCCATGAATGACCCACAACAAGAAATCATTGTGCGCAGCCTACGTGAATGGGGACGTGGTTGCTATTGTGTAGGCCCAGAAGCTAATAAATTAAAATGTGGTACCTGTGGTAAGAGATTTAATGAATGGATTCCGGAAATGCCCGGAGAAATATTTGATCACAAATATGTCTATGATGAAATCGGATACAACTTAAAACCCATCGAATTACAAGCAGCTATGGGATTGGAACAGATTAAGAAGTTGCCAGAGATACACGCCCTACGTCAACGCAACTACAATCTATTGTTTGCCATCTATGAAAAGTATGAACAGTTCTTCCACTTGCCACGTGCTAGAGATAAGGCTGATGTTAGTTGGTTTGCATTTCCAATTACCATTCGTGAGGGTGCTCCGTTCACACGTATGGATATTGTCGATTACCTAGAAGAAAATCTAATCCAAACTCGTCCATACTTTGCCGGCAACATCATGCTACAACCTGCGTATAGTCATTTGATGAATCCTGCAGATGCACGTGATAATTTTCCTGTTGCTACGTTTACTATGAAGAATACATATTTCCATGGATGTAGTCCAGTTATTACTCCTGAACAGATTACCTACATTGGTGAGAAGGTCGACGGATTTATGAGTCTATATCTATGAGTAAAAAAGTAGTTTTGTTTGGTGCATCGGGAGGTATTGGTTCAGCTATTGAAAAATTATTAATATCAACTAATTATGAGGTTATTTCGATAACAAGATCACAAATTAATTTCACTGAACCGTTGATTGAAAATAAAATTTCTAAACTATTAACTGAACTAGATCCCGATATCGTAATTAATTCTGCTGGATGGTTTGGAAATAATACAGATCCGTTTGAAGAAATTATGTCTGTAAATTTTGGTAGTAATTGGTCTATTATTAGACATTATACGTTATTGCCAACGATTATCAAACCCGTTCGAATTATTATGATCGGATCAATTTGTTATAATGAGGGAAAGAAAAAATATATGGTATATGCCGCTAGCAAAGCGGCTCTATACAGTTTATGGCAAGGTGCCAGAGATTATTTTTTAGATAGTTTGCTCTGTATTGATCTTATAAATCCTCAAAGAACTAAGACTAAAATGACTCAAGGTAGAATAGATCCCTCATTGGAATATCACGATCCTATTGATGTTGCAGAAGCAATTTTAAAACTAGTACACCGTACAACAGGTAGTGTTTGTATAGACACACAATTTAAATCAAATGGTGATATTTTGCCATCGCCTCTTTAAATCTACTCCTATACACACGCTCTCCCTTACCAGTCCAAACATAAGAATCCTCTTTAAATTTATAATCAGTATATTTTAAGTTCATGGTTTGAATTTCGCCAGCTTCGATCATTTTATCTACAAGCCTCTGATCAAACGTCCAAAACCAGTTATCGGTGTCTTTAGCCTGCAGATATCGGTCTCGTAAAATATATCGAGTATTGTCCGCACCAAATCCCAACGCACTACACAGACTTAGTTGTGCTCTCTTCGGTGCAATCGGAACCCAACTGCGTTCCATATCTTTCATAAAGGTCGAATAATCTAAATCTTTAACCATAATACTATCGCAATCGAGATCAATAGCAACAGTTGAATCGGTGTATATTTCTGTAAATCGAGTATATCGAGCAGTGCACCAATAAAGAATTGATTTTTCCTTATCATTGATATATTCTATAGGAGTTTTTTCGCTAGTATATGTGCAATCTTGTTTAGCTATCCAATCATGGTCTTGTTTAGTAGGATCAAAGAGATGAAAGTGTACATGCGCCCAAGGACAGTGATCCTTTAAACTAAAAAATAATATCTTTGCCCAGTTATTAAAATATACAGTATCACAGGCAAGCATAATTCCGTGCTTGTCTATTTTATTTTCTATGTTCAGAGGTTTCAAAATATATTCCTAATGTAAGACAAATATTTATTGTCAATTTTTCAGCTGCTAAATATTGCACATGAATACGAAATACACTATACTAACCAGCTTTAATGAAACATATTGGCAAGAGGTAGCTCAAGACAATGTGCGTAAAATGGATCAGCTATGGCCTGATAGCGAAAAAATACTTCTGTATCATCAACTATCAAAAATAGACACATCTTTTTCTAACAGAATACAATGGACAGATCTTTATCAAGCCTGCCCGGAGTTATTAGAATTTTCAGATAAATGGAAAGATGATTTACGAGCAAACGGTAAGAGCGGGAAAAAAAATGCATTTAGACAAAATGCTATAAAATTTTGTCATAAAACATTTGCTATATGGCATGCAGCTCGACAACAAAAAAATGGTTGGCTAATTTGGTTAGACTGCGATGCAATAATATTGAAAAAAATAGATAACGATTTTATAAAAAAAACATGTCCTGGTAACAAATGTATCTCCTATATCGGCCGAAAGGGAAAATATTCCGAATGTGGATTCGTGGGATATAATCTCGATAGGCCAGAGACTAGAAGATTTTTAGAGCTATGGGAAAACTTTTATCTATCAGGCGAATTCATCAATCACAATGAAACACATGATTCATGGACTTTTGATCATATTCGAAAATCGTTCAACAATCCTGAATTATTTTGCGATCTAAATGCTGCGTCCACTACTGATAAAAATCCGTTTGCCAATTCACTAATCGGTACCCATATAGTTCATGCTAAAGGCGGTGATAAGATTAAAACCACAGCTAAATTAAATAAATCACACAGCTTGCAAGGAATTAAATGACATATCCGATTACTCCCACAGAATTTGCAGAATGTTTTTATCAGCCTGAATGGTACGATATTGATTTTTTTTATAGTCCAGATGGTATTAAAGAATTTCCAGAACATCATTGTAAATTATCTTGGTTAGCAAGTCTTCCTTATATTAAAGAAAAAAGAAATGCTATTGATATAGGTTGTAGAGATGGAGAATATACAAGATATCTCATGAAGAATTTTGAACACACCTATTGTTTTGATCCGAGAACGAGACGCTATTTTCCCTATAATGTAGATATTACAAAAGTAACCCATTGGGGTGTTCCGCTGGGTGACAAGCCCTCGTCAGAGAGAATAGGCCATAAACCAATACAATCAGGACAAGCGGTATTTTATTGTCTTGATGATTTTAATCTGCAAAATGTAGATTATATTAAATTAGACACCGACGGCTATGAACTAGCCAACATTAAGGGCGGATTAAAAACCATCACTAGAGATTGGCCTATATTAATATTAGAAGTATTCTTTGAAAAAGAAACTATTAAATTTGTAACTGAAGAACTAGGCTATACAATAAAAGCAGTTTGTCCTCGGGGATGGGATCATGTTTTAGTAAAGGAACACAATGTATAATCATAAAGGATGGACTTTTCCAGACATCGATTCTCACTTCAGAGATTCAGTAGGGGAATTTCCTGAGACTACATATCAACAAGGAGCATTAGATGCTGCTTTCAAATATGTTAAAAAATTCGGTGTTGCCATTGATGCAGGTGCAAATATTGGACTGCAATCAGTTAGACTGGCACAAAAATTTAACCAGGTTCATTCTTTTGAACCTACATCTATTAATCACGATTGTTTGATTTCTAACACAAAAAATTTTACTAATATTCAACTTTATAAACTTGGTCTCGGTGAACAAGAAGAACACGCAGTTATTAAAATACCTACAGAAGCAAAAAATTGCGGAGCGTTTTCTATCGTCGATTTTAATAACTATGAAAATGCTGTTTTAGAAGAAAACATAAAAATATCAACATTGGATAAATTTCAGCTCTCGCCTGATTTTATCAAAATTGATACTCAGGGATTTGAACTTTTTATTTTAAAGGGTGCAAAAAACACATTGAAAAATAAACCTGTGCTGTTATTAGAATGTGAAAAGAAACAGGAAAAACATTTAATAAATGAATATCTAACGCCGTTGGGATATGCCATCGTAGAAACTGTGAGAAAAGATTCAATCTGGGTAGCTAAATGAAATATGCCATAAGCAGAGAAATGATGGGAAAAAGTTTTTCATCATGGACTGTGAAGCCGTGGAGACTGATGGGATTAACAGAATATGACACTACAGCCCAAATACCCGACGATGCAATTTTGATAGCAAGTCATTACGCACCGTGGTGGTCCCCTCTTAAAGAATACATAGCCGAAGGTCGACCTTGGATTGAAATTGACTATGCATATTGGGGCGATAAAAGCACTGCAAGACGTGTTACGTATAACGGACATCACAATCTATGCGTCAACAGTCGTCCCTTTTCTCGTAGTCATCTGTTTACAACTCCGCAACAACAAAACTGGAAAACTGGTTCCTCTAATGAATTTGTGCTAGGAATTTTACCTATTGAATCATTGCTGCTGCAAAGAACGGGAGAAACTCTACAAGAATTTAAAATACGACTTTCTGAGCAAATATCTCAATATTGGGACGGCCCTATTAGGTGGAGACATAAGATGGGGAAAGAGTTGTTTACATCATTGAGCAGAGATATAACCAATGCCTACGCAGTGGTAGGTGAAAGAACCATGGCCTGTGTGCAGGCCTGCTTGTTGGGAACTCCAGCGTTTACCGTTGATAATTCGATGACTACTCTTCTCATGGGCGGGATTGAAAATTTAAAAACTGTGTCTTATCCTGATAGACATGAGTGGTGGGAGCATATCAGTTGGAGTCAATTTCATGTCAACGAATTTACTACAACAACTCCTGCAGAATTAACTGAACAATATCAAATAGAAAAATGACTATTAAAACCTGGACTGTAATCCCTGGAGATCGTGCATTGAAATCGGCACTGGCCAAAAGACTGTGTGATGATTCATAAAGGATAATATGGGTTCTTTAACGCCA